CCTACCATTGTGGCCACGAGGTCAATGTCGTCAGTCACATGCCAGCACTTCATCAACATATCTTCCAAATCAAATCGTGTATTCATTAGTCAATCCTCAACAGAATGAGATTAGTATTAGTACGTCCAGTCATGTCCTTACACTTTGCACGAATGCCATCAAACCAATTGACCGTCTGATTCTTTCGGAGCTTCATGATTTCGGGAATTTGTTCCTCGGGCTTACGTAGAATTTTCTCGCAGGTCACCTTGAATCCCTCAATCTTTGTACCCTTCACAAACAAACTGTTCTTCAATTCTGCCTCATAGTATCCAAGTCGGCGCTTCTTGGTATCATAGACCCAAATCATATTGGCGCCGATGATATCAACCGGATTCAAACTCTGAATGTTCAGTTCTGGGAAATCCTTCATGAAGCGAAGCTTGCTTGCCATCTTCTTCTTGTCCACAGGCTTCTTCTTGCGAATACGCTGCGTCTTGATCCGTGTGGATTGCTGTGAAATGGTATCCATGACCTGAGTGAAAGTATCAATAATCTTTTTGAGATTACGCCTTCCGATATACTTGTATCCCTGGGCAAGCTGTTCATCGTCACCAGAATATGCCTGAATCCATTCAATCAAATTGCGATTCAAATAATCCTGAATGAGCTTGAGCTGCGGACCCTTGAAATTTTGTGACAGAATATCTCCCGAAATGTCCTCGGGCGTAGCCAAATTATCTTCAAAGGCATCATCCACGCGGACATCTAAGTCAGATAGAATGGATGCTACTTGCGCACGGATTCGTTCTTGGATTGAAGGAACACTCCTAACTTTAGTAGATGTTTGGGTGGTAACCTTCTTTCCAGAAATGCCGGTGAACTCCATGATGTAATTACGGATATGTTGTGAATCTTTAGACTTCAACGGAAATCCCTGGAGGTGAATTCGAGCAAGAGCACAAATGGTTTTATTCACAAAAGAAAGTTTCCTAAATGCTTCAATGTCTCGCTTAGCTGAACTTGAGCGATGCTCACGGATCCACTGCTCCATATATTTCTGATAATCTTTATCAGAAGCACAATAGTTGTGCCAATTCAAAGCTTTACTTAACTCAGAATTATATTTCTCTTCCGAAACAAGTTCAGACCAGGTGGGTTCATCGCCCAGAAAAGCTGCCTCTGACGCTGGAGGAAGAACAGAATGAAGTTTCGACATAATTAGATGGCAATCTTTTTAAGTGAGTCCCAACGGAACGAACGCCAGGCCTGATTTTCCATGTCCCATACCGGACATACATCAGGATTAACCTTTCGAACTGAGGTTGGAGTTTCAGATTCCTCGCGGGCAGGGATAAACTCCTCATTCAAGGTGCACTTCATCACCCGTTCAGAACCGTCCGCCTTGGTGAAGGTAATGTCAATCACTGAAGCACGAAGAATGTTCTTCACACCTTCACGAACAACTGGATCAAGATAATTCATACTGCCTCCATTTTTAGAGTATACTTAAATATAACACACCGAGGGCAGTTTGTCAAGTCCTTTGTAAGTGCTTATAAATCAACAACTTACCGTCATTTAGGCTTCTTTACTATACGGAACCAACTACCTGGATTCCAATCTGTATCCATTTTAGTGGTATTGTTGGGGTTAATAGCAGATTCAGATTTGATGGTTTCTGCAAAATTCTTTGTAGGAGGAATAATAGTTTTAGTAATTTCTAATGGTTTATTCTTCATAGAAATGTTAGCAGCAATCACCATGAGAATTGCCAGTGGGTCAAACACAAAGATTAACAACAATACAAGTAACCGAACTGCTTTGTCAATAGTACTGGTATCATCTGCACCATACACTAACTGTGCCACATACTTAATAGGCCCTACTTCTGTTTCCAATTTTCTTTGTCCTAGATTCAATTCTGCTTTCTGCTTCTTCAACTCAGCAATCTTTTGATTGCTTGTGGCAATTACAGAATTTAAATCTGTGCGTTCCCGGCGTTGACTATTACGTACTTGAATAGCGCGTTCAACCCGACTACTATCATTTAAGTTACTAACTGCTTTGTCTAATTGTTGTAACGTGGTGCGTGACACACTCACGTTGTCTTGTTCAATGGCAATTTGTGCATCCAACAAAGCAATTTGTTCCGAGTTGGCATCCAATCCTTCTGTGCCTTCAGCATAGGCACGGGTGAGATATCCGAACACACCAATGCTTGTGATGAAACTTAACACAACAATGGCTGAAATGAAATAACTTCGCATGAGGATATTTGTCTTACTCCAAAAACGATATATCCATGAAGCAGCAACCAACTTTCCTAGTTCCAACGCGGATCCCATGATACCTACAGCAATGGGTGCACCTGGAAAGATGGCAATCAACCCCGCAATGGAAAACCACGCGGCAACTGAACTAATGAATAGAGCTGAGAGTAATGTGATGATTATCATAGCTTTAAATGTTTCTGATGTATTCTACACATGATCCATGTGTTATAGAATTTTTCAGGATGTTCTAGGACACCATACTCAAATTGTAACTTTGCTTCAAAATAACTACATTGTCCTTTAGTTTTACACAAACGCAATATCTCACGGCGGAAAGCATCGTGTCCATGGGTAGTAACATCGTGTAACAGTTCTTTATTGCTTCCGTAGTATTCTCGCCAATCGGATTCAACCCGTAATTTCTTTCGCTTTCCTTTGACAACTTTTCTTCGGGCTGAAGTGAATAACTTTTTTCCAATATATTCTCGCCCTGTTTTAAGGTTAGTGATACGATAGACAAATCCTATAATATCATCAGGCACTTCATTGAATTCAACACTTTCATATAACCACATAGTCTAGCCTCAATCATGAGATACTATACTATTTATTAGAGGTGTTGAAAGTCTTTTATTGTAATGTGATTATCGTAATCAATCAAGATGGCAGTCATGTTTTCCACCCAGTCACCTGAATTTATATAATGAATACCATCAATTTGTCTGTTCTCAGGAACGTGAATATGCCCGCAGATAACACCTGAACAATTATGTTGGCGTGCCAGTTTTGTGGCACTAACTTCAAAGTCTGTGATGTAATTCACTGCTGCCTTCACACCTGCCTTAATGTCCTTGGAGATGGAATAGTACGGGAGGTTACGCCAGGCACGCCACTTGTTATACAGAGTGTTAATACGTAGTGCAATTTCATATCCTGTTGATCCTAACTTGGCAATCCATTTCCACTTGGCTACGAATACGTCGAGAATGTCACCATGAAAAATGAAATATCTCTTTCCTTCACCTAAATCAAGAATGTAATTTTCTTCGACTTGAAGTTTGCCGAGATGCATGTGCATGAATTCATGTAGAAATTCATCATGATTACCTCGAATCCAAACTACAGGTATCTTTCTGGAAATGTCTAATATCTTCGATATCACCTTAGTGTGTTTTGCTCGCCACTTGTATCCTTTTGCGAGCGCCCACCCATCCACAAAGTCACCATTGATAATCAGAATGTCAGTGTGATTCTGATTTAAAAATTCAAGGAGTTCAGTGGCTTTACAGGCTTCGGTGCCCAAATGAACGTCAGAAATGATGATTGCCTTATGATGTTTCATGTTAGTCCCAGTAATTTACTGTTGCTTTTTCGAAATGCTTTAAATTATTTCTATTCCAAAAATTAACAGCCATGTATTTTAACATACCCCAGTAACCCAACTTCTTGAATCTTCGTTCATCTTGACCAAAATGGTGATGAATGATTTTAAACTTCTTGGCATCATATTTCTTACTAAGAATATAATCTTCGGATGTATCGTATTTGTTTGGGAACCCTTCAAGTTCTTCAAACTTACTCCGACGAGTCAAGAAGAATGCACCTATGGCAAATGGCGTGTTCTTGGTCATTATCTTGTTGATAACATTGAATCCCCAAAAGAAGAATGATGCTCTTAAATCTTTCCCATAATTTTTAATATTGGCTGTTATTAAATCTAATTTTTCTTCGTGGATGCATTTGACAGCATCAGAAATAGCATGATGATTGAAAAGGCGAACATCGGCGTCTAGGAAAAGGATGTAAGGTGTAGTGACTAATTTTGCTCCGTTATTTCTACCTACAGAAACGGGACCTCCTTTGACAATCTCAACATTGAGTTCATCTTTGAAGGTTTTGATGAGAGGAACAGTGGCATCGGTACTGTCGGCGTCTGCAATAATAATACGAACACCTTCAATGCCATGCTGCTGTAACAAATCTTCTAATAAAGGTACAATATAATTTTCTTCATTTTTACAGGGGATAACAATGGTGAGTAAATTCTTCATTCCTCATCCTCATCATCAAACTCAAACGTTTCATCTTCATCTAGTGTTTCACCACAGAATGGACAAAACTGAATGGTGTAATGATAATCATCCATGTCATGCTTAATTGAAAATTCCGCCTCGCATGAAAGGCAACAGAAAACTTTATGCATTTTTAAAATCCGTAATCGTGTTGTGAATCAACTTCTACTTCTAACTTAGGCACATCTTTTCGTTCAGCAACAATGTAATAATGATATGATACATGATTGTTTCCCCCAACTGAAATTTCTGTGTCACTGGTTTGTAGTACGTGTAAGAATTGGTCAGGGTGTGTTGCTGTTAAATGTACTGTGATACTTTCTTTATTCACCAAATGTTGCCAATACTCAGGAAGAACAATGACATCACTTGAAGTCTTGCCCCGAACATACACCGCCAATTCAGGACCTTCTAAACTACCGTGACGTAATCGTTGATGTTCTTTTGTTGCGTCTGGGTGTTTAATATCGAATAATTTATATGGCGCCGCCAATGACGCAAAGATACCTAACGGCGCCTGTACCGACGTTGCTGCTGTCACAGTTGTACAACCAACGGGACCTGTGATGACACTTGCCGATGTCATGTTTGCAACGAACACACCTGATGCCCCTGACACAACACCCGTCGTTGTTGTATTACCTAAATTTGTAATGGTTCCTGTTTGGCTAATAATGACAATGGGTAATTCTGAACTATTGAACCATGTGGTAGTGCCGCGCTTTCGTATTTCAATGTTTCGAACACGATAGTTTTGATTACCTATAATGACATCTTCGGCATTGTCATTAAAAATAGGTTCGTCACTCATGCGGCACCTTTAACAATTTCAATGGCATCTACGTATTGTTGTTTTGCGTTTGCACCCACAATACTAGTAACAATTTCATCATTCTTGAAAATGATAACAGTGGGTACGGAACGAATATCATATTGCTGTGCAACTTCTGGTTGTGCATCAACATCTACAGTTTCAAACACAACATCAGGATACTCAGTTGCTAGCCCCGATAACACAGGGGCTAGCATTCTGCACGGAGCACACCAAGGTGCTGTAAATCTCTTAACGGTAATCATACAACCTCACATGCGCCGCCGCCACATGCAACTTCACCTTGTAATGAAGTACTGTCGGCTAATTCAACAACATCATCTAAATTAATGGCATGTAGTGATGTAATCATTTCTTCGTATTGCTCCTGTGTGATATCTTCAAAGGGTGCTTGAATATATGTATGGTCGCTGTGAGGAAGAACTGAGAGAGCTGTGAAACTATCACGATTTGCCCACATCCATTCACCCACTTCTTGCCATTCATCAGGCTTGATAGTTACAGTGGTTGAAACATTATTCTTATTGGATCCCTTACGATGTCCTGGCTTCACCCATTCCTTCCACACCTTAGATACGCGCTTCAATAAATCAAGAGCACTTTCTTGGCGTGTGACTGCCCCTGCCGGTGCCTTCTGAGGCACTTCAATTACAGCCTGAATGGTGGGCTTGAAGAATTCATCCTTCACAAGTTCAGGATGATTGATGTTCAAGTAGGTGTAGATGCTTTCATTCTTGCCCACACGAATACGGCGAATGTAATGTTCATTATGCCATGCATGAATGCCAGATGATGTGCCTAGTACTAGGGATGATGTACCTTCAGGCTTCACCGTTGTGCATCGTGCCGCTGGGTTCGTACCAATTAAAGCTGCGACACGTTGATTCTCTTCCTTCACCAGATTGGCTGATTCCTTGAGGTCTAACTTCAGGACTCCGCCAGAAGCAATTCCTGTCATTGATACTCCAATCAAGGCTTCCTTCTCTGTTGTTCTCTTCCATATATCCCTCAAATAGTGAAAGTCAGTATAACTTGCCTGTAATGTGCCAATGAATGCTGCCGCCTTGGCACGTTCATTTAAATCATTTTGTGATTCAACATCACCTGCGTGAATGGTTGTTAAGTTACAGAATTGGAATGGACGGAGAGAAATTTCTGCACATGGGTTCATGCCCCAATCCTTGTCATTCGTGAAGAAGAACCCAGGTTCACCTGAGCCTGATGCTTCAATCTTCTTCCACAAATCCATGAACACTTCCTCTTCCACCATGTGGCGAACAATCACAGCAGAATTGTTGGCGCGACCACGTTGAGGAGCTGTTTCCCACCAATTACCAAACTTACATGTCAACATTTCTTCATCATCAATGTTGAACAATGAAATCATAGCGGAACGACGAATTCCACCAGCAAGAACAGCGTCAGCAATGTAGCATAGAATATCGTGGACTTCCAACGTTGAAAGTTTTTCGCCGTTTTCTTTTCTATCAAGAATTTTCTGAACATTATGTAAGCAATCCTTTAAAGGTTCTGGACCAGGTGCCTTGCCGCCTGATGTAATGAGTTGTGCGCCCTTGGGACGAATATCACTGAAGTCGAATACAGGGTAGGCCTTTCCCTTCATGTATGCTGTCATGAGCACCTTGATGGCATCCGCCCATCCTTCAATACTATCACCAATCAAATAACGACGATTCTTAATGGGCTTGTTAATTTCTGGGAGCTTTTCAATGTGATGACGCTGTACTGAATACCCTACACCTGTGCCTGAAAGCAATAGGAACATAACTTCACTAAAGGCATCAACATGGTCAATTGGTAAGAAACAGCAATTATACAAACGTGCGTTATTAATGGCGATGGGCTTGCCAGCAAATTGTAATGAACGCATTGAAGGGAGCACCTTCTTGTCATAGACAAACTTATAGGCAGCTTCAATTTCAGCCTGCAACTGTGGAAACTTTTCCAAGTGCATTTGCTTATTTCTATCAACCAATTCAACCCAGTTTTCACGACGATTCTTTGTTGGGTCAAACTTTGCATACTTCATGAAAGTTGTAATGTCTGACAAAATCTTTGCGGGTAATTCCATCTTAGTCATCTGTAGTTAGTCCTAGTGCTCGTTGAATGTTTGGTGGAAAATATGTATCGGGCTTGAGAATCTTGCCATCTTCGCGCTTGATAACCTTGCCCTCTACTGTCTTACTCATATTGGATGCAGAAATTTCATGCCACACTTGATGCATTGGAATTCCTAAACTATTCGCCAACCCTAAAATAACCCAGATTAAATCACCGCATGCATCTGCCACTTCGGTGATGTCAGAATTTTCATATCCTTCTTTTAATTCTTCAAATTCTTCCCGGATCAATTCCATATACAAATCTGCTTGCGGAAGATTTGCATTTAGAAAACTAGGTTGACGTAATACTTCTTGTCCACATGCTTCCATGAAAATTCCTACGTCAGTTTGCTCTCTCATTTTACGTCCTCATTGTGTGAAAAGTTATTTATCATTGGGAAGATTTCAGCGATTGCCTTGGCACAGGCAACAGCAATCTCACGGTGTTCTTTCTGAGTTGCCGCCTCAGAACGTATATCTATATAGTGAATCCAACTTCTCAAGGTGCCATTCACATACATACGTGACTTTGTAAGACCTTCAGGCAGGACAGCGCGTGCAACTTCTTTTGCAATTCCATTATCAAGAGCCCATTGATATTGTTCAATGGCTGTTTCCCACACAGCACGTTGCCTTGCCTCCCACAACATTTGCAAATTTTCATCTTGTGTTTCAATGGAATTTTGCCGATTCTTTAAATCTTGTAAACGTGCCTCACGAATCTGTGGTTCCATATCCAACGAATCAACTGACGCATATCGCTGTGAAAATTCTTGAAATGTGAAACTCCGATGCCGAAGAATTTGTCGTGCAATATCACGGGTTGTGTCAATTTCCAATGTCATGTTCACCATCTCAAACGGACTCCAATGCTTATATTTGATGAGATAGTTGATGAGTTTTTCTGATGACTCTGTGTTATTTTGATTATTGGGATTACTCACTCGGGCGCAAAACGCCACAAGCTCAGTGGGCGTGGCGATAAAATCAAAATCATCACATGCAATCGTGTGTGATACGAGTCTCACGTTCATTAGCAGTTTCTCCATTCTGTAAATTTGAGTTGGGCCATGAGTCCTTGGTAGGTGTTCTCACGAATAAGTTGTTGGATTTCACCTCGGCCTGCCACATAGTCATTAATATCCTTTTCAGGAATGCCACAAGGCCAGATGAATACTTTATAATTAAGGTTAATATATTTTTCAACAAGACGACATACCTCAATATTTCTAGGTTGATTGTCAAACACTATTGTAATGAGTTCTTTGTTCAATCCCAAAGATTCAATTTTTGAGAATCCCGTACCAGCAACCGCCACACAATTGTCAACAAACAGGCTATCAATAGGCCCTTCAACAATTGTGATGGGAATTTCTTTGTTAACATTATTCATCCCGAAAATTAAAGGTTCATCATCTTTCAGCTTTATCATTATATAGCGAAGATGTTCCCCGCGCAGGGCTCGCATCGTTACACCTGTGAGTTCACCTGCTTCATTATAAAAAGGAAGAAGTAAGCGAGGTTCTTCTGTCTTGATACTTGTATATTCAGGCGCTATCACTTGTATTTTTCGTACTGAATTGATATAGTACAACTCGGTAAATTTACTACGCGGAATGCCGCGCGTCAAGCAATACTGGACCGCCTCGTTATCATCAGGTAGTTCTGATAATTTTTGTGCGACTGTTTCTATTAAAGGTTTAGGTTTAAACTCCACCTTTTCATATTGATAGACAAATTCTTCAGCTTTCGTATGCGCTTTGGGCCCGTTCTCACCTGTAGCATAACGTTCAAACACGTACTGTTGGTAGAGTATACTATCTATATTCTTTAGAAATGTGCCGAAGTGTTGGCTTGCCAAACAATTATGACACTTGTAGTACAAGTCATTTCGTTGACGATAAAAATAACCCCGTGCCTTGTTTTTATTGGTGCGAGAATCACCACACACAATGCACCGGCAGTTCCACAAATCAGTTTTCTTTTTCTTGAACAACGGTAACCGATGTCCAATCAAGTTCAAATATTTGGTATCAATAAAATAAGACATTGTGCGTTATCCTCCTATACAGAAAGATATAACACAATGTCTCGGTTGTCAATACGTGTTATTTAATTATTCTGGCGACAATTTCGTGAGCGAAGGTACCTAGGGCGATGCTACCACCCATCATCAACCATTTCCAACGTTCCAATTCACCTATGCGTTTTTCCAAATCTTTGCTTAGGTCTGTGTTAGTTTTGGTTTCTTCGGTGATGCACTTCTTGATGTCTGCCATTCCATACGTCATGGCAGTCATTAATCGTTGTTCTGTTTCATTGATATCATCAGACAATTCACGGCTAACAGTTGTGATGCGTGAATGTAATTCTTTAATATCACCTTGAATTTCCTGCCGGCGTTTTTCCACCAAAGTGAAAAGCTCCTCGTCTATATCGTCCTGTTTGTTTAACCGTTCTTCATGAACAGCCAACATTCGCGCAATACTGTTGGATACATCCCCCATCTTCTCAATGGCGGTATCCATTTTTTGAAAAAGCGATGTCGTTCTGTTGACATCGCTTTCCAAAAGAGCAACCTTGGTTTCTAAATCCATTTCCTATTAGGCTTCAGGCTTTTGCTTCTTCACCTTACCACCATACTTCTTCTTTGCCTTGCCTGCTTGTGCCTTGGCACTTTTCACAACACGCTTTGTTTCAGCTTCTACATTTTTAACGGCGGCAACAGCATCGGCAAAATCAACTTTGCCGTCATTGTTAACATCGGCAATGTCTTTGGCAGTTGAGATGGCTTTATCAGCGCCATCCTTAATCTTCAACTTCAATCCAGACACAGGAGCGGACTTTGTATTTTTCCACGCAAAGAATGTTGCAAGTGCAAGACCACTTATCAAAATAATCCAAAACATAATATTTCTCCTTTATTTTTTGTTTGATGTCTTTTTAGGTTTACGACGAAACATTTTTAACTTTAACAACGGATCATACTTGGCAATTTGTGTTTGCCCAGAATGTGCAATATTATTGACAGCTACTCCCGTCAATTCTTCGATAAACAATTTAAATGATTTCATATCTTTCGTAATTTATTTATAAGAAAATTGTCTAGCGGTACTTCAGCTTCGTTTATTTGTTTATTGATATGATAATTGTCCGGCAAGTAGTTCAAGTATACTAAAAATGTTTTAACTTGAGGCCAATGTACATGTTCAATTTTAAAGAACAGCGACGGCACTACAAAATTTCCAAACACATTGTACAACAAGATGATGTGATTCAGAATTAACTTTTCTGAGATTTCTCCGGTTTTGTTATATTTACGTAGCAAACGTTTAATATACTTAAACCGTTTCACATCATCTTGAAATTCTTTCATCCCAGAACAACTAGGATTGTTATAATGTTTTATTGCATACAATAGAAAATTTTCATCATTTAACATAATAATATTTACATTTATACCACTGTTGCTGTGCCGCCCAACACCCACCAATCACTACCGTACCAAACAAGAAGTGCTGTATCTCCCGCTGAATTAAACGTGATACTTGTTGCCTTGATGTTACTTGTAATAGTAGAATTTGCCGATGCTGATGTACACATGATGACTTTAATTTGTCCTTCATACAGCCCATCACTGATACCCAGCGAACTGGTTGTTCCAGTATTACTTATAAGTGTTAACGTTTGTGTTGTTTGAATGGTTCCTGATCCTGCAAGTGTTTGAGCACCATTGAAGGCCAAAGCAATCAGTCCAGAAAATTTCGTTAAACTATTGGGCAAATTAGCCAATAATGTTGAAATTGAAATTTTCTTGTCAGCAGTTCCTTGAATAAGGTACAGTACGTCCGCCGAATTGACGGACGTAGCTGCACTAAAATCTGTTACTTTGCTATCTGCCATGAGTTAGTCTGATTATGCGTCTGGGAATTGGATGTCATCAGCAGCATCACTTGTGATACCATTCTTTGACAATGCCACAAGCACTTCATATTGAATACGTCCTGCATGTTGACCCACGCCCACCTTTCTCTTTACCCAACCAGTGTGTGCTGCTGAAGTTCCTGTTTCACCTGTACCCTTGGCTGCTGTTGCAGTTGCAGCTGTTGAAGCCACCTTTTCAAAGTATTGTGCATTGTTACCAGTACCTGAGATGTCAACAACAGTTTCTACTGTGTATGTTAGACCTGTCAATGTACCAGCAGTTGTTGTAAGAGCTGCACCAGCTTCAGTTGTTAGTGTGAAGCCTGTTACGTTAGGTGATGAACCAGTAACGGCTGACACCGTGTATACAGTTCCTGTGGCGTAACCTGTGATGGTTGCAGTACCACCTAGTGTACCAGTGATGGTGACACGGTCGCCTGAAGCAAGTGTTGAGTTACCGCAAGTGAATTGACCACCTGTTCCTGAAACAGCAACAGTTGCTGCCAAAGTGCCTGTTGTGGTTGCTGCCTTCACCTTGAAGGCATTGGCTGTTAAACCAGCAGTGGCAACATAGTATGTTGTACCAGAAGTAAGACCTGTTGCAGAAGTACCACCACCGTTGTTGTATACAACAACACTTCCTGCTGTAAGACCGTGACTTGTATAGGCGATGGTGTCAGTTGATGTTGTTACACCTAAAGTTGGGATGGTTACCCGAGCCTTAGGAATAACTACAGTAGGAACTGTTTCGTATGATGAACCTGTGTTTGTGACTGCAATAGAGGTTACTGCACCGCCTGAGATAGTCGCTGTAGCTGCTGCTGATGAACCGCCACCGCCTGTGAATGATACGGCAGGAGCTTCCACATATAATGTGCCACCATTTACTACAGCAACAGAAACTACATTGTCGCCGCCTGCACCAATTTCAGTGGCATTAACACCGAACACTTCGGTTGATAAGATGCTTGGATCACTTGGTAATGATGTTGGCTTTTCACTTAAAGTGTATCCTTCGCCGCTGAATGCTGACAACACCACTTGTGGATTGGCATTGATGACTTGGCATGATGTATCAGAAGCAATAGAAATGATAATCATTTCTTGGTCTCCTACACGAATGAAGTCGCCTGGTGCTGCTTCAGTTGTGAATCCTGTTGAAGAACCTGTAATCACACCACGACCATAATCTAAGCTATGTGTCAATGTGTGTGATGCACCAACACCGTCAGTTGTGGCAAGAATGCTGCCGAGCAATGCGTTTGCTTCAGTTGCAGCTAATCCTAGTGTGTTTGTTGAAAGATTCACAACATAATATGTTGAACCTGATGTGAGTCCTACAATTGATGTGCCGCCACCGTTTGAATATACTACGGCATCGCCTGTTTGAAACGGATGACTATTTGATGTGATGACACCAGCGGCATGAGCAGTAGCGCCGTTGAATGTGATGGTAGGTGCTGTTAATGTTATTGTACCTGACGATGTTTTATCGTCTGCTTTACCCCAGCCTGACATATGTTATTCTCCTGAATTATAGAGGTGTTCGACTTTATTGAAAAATTCTTTTACATTTTCTTTTGGCAAATCTGCAATATTCGTGATGCCGTATTCCTTCATGGTTGAAAGAAATGCATTTTCGTAGCTTTCTCTCATACCTTTTGCATTATCACGACGGCGGCGAAGTTCAGCTTTGGCACGACTTGCCACGCGCTTATCTTCAGGAGAGAGTTTACCCCCTGCGCGTTCTTTACTCTTTACATTGGTAGCCAAGGTGGATAACATTCCTTCTGGCATACGCTTTAACGTTTCATCACTTTTTTCAGTAACTATTGATTCCATGGCAGGGTTCCGTGTTTGGGTGACTATGGTACGCATTCGTTGAAATATTGCAGAATCATCAAAAGACATACTCATTAACTTATTTAGAAGTGTTGCAATAACCATACGGTCATCAGGAGTTAACATTGTACCACTTTGAATTCTATATAATGCTCTACGTAAAATGGGGAGTGTTTGTAACGGCATCAATCCCAATCGAACAAGAAGTTCCAATTTGGATAAATCGAAGTTCTCCCCAAGATTTTCACGTTCTAATGTTTGCATATGCACTTCCTAAAAAATTATATGACTATTTATATGAATTAGCAATTCCATTTACGAAGTGCTTTGTTGATACGAGAATTTGGGTCTCTGGCCGTCTTGGCTGAAGTTAATCTTTTCTTCATTCCGCCCATTCTGGCACAGAAACTCTTTCTCCGTTTGGCTGCTTTACTTCCCGCCTTCAATTTGGAGGGTTTTGTGGTTACAGCCATAGACAACTTACTGCCGGGATTTTCACGGCGATATGATGCAATGCCTTTTCTATTTAATCCGCCTGACGCACTTTTACCTTCTTTTCGTTGCCAGGCAGGAGCGGCTTCTGTGATGAATTCTCTGAATGATAGCATGTCTTGTTCCTATAGTTTATTTTTTTCTTTTTCGTGTTCTTCTGTTAGCAATGCGCTTCATTTCTATCTTTCGTAAGTTAGGGCGTAAGCGGATAGTTTGACGCGCAATGAATGCCTGAAATGGTACGCGCTTCATCAATGTTTCAATACGAGATTTTTCTGCAGGAGACAATGATGTTCTGGGACGATTACGTAGAATTCTCTTATACATCATTCTACGCGCTGCCAACTTTGCACGTTGTTGAATACGTTGCGGTGAGGCGGAACGATTCAATGCCATGTTCTTATATAGATTTCTTTTATGACGAGAACGTATGGCAGAGAAGCGTTTTTTAATTCTGCCCATGGGTGTCAACCCCTTTTCCATCAATACTTCTTCATCCATTTCATAATCTTGAAGTAGGTCTTCCCATTCTTCTTCTGACATCTCATCATACATGACTTCTAACTCTTGTAACAATTCATCATCAGAGGGATCGGATAAATCAATTTCATTATCCATATATGGGGCAAGTGTGTCACACATCTCAATTTCAACAAATTCCTTAAAGGTTTTTGTTTTCTTGGGATGTTGACCGGGTGTTTGTTTGAGCCACTTGCGTGTTAGCTCCGGAGTGCCCCATTCATTTTTCATGCGGTACCCATGGGATTAGTTCTGTGTGCATCATCAATCTTAGGCTCAGGATTATTCTTGTATGAGTCTTTCACCCATGCCAAGAAATCTTTAAACGTTAATAGCGAAATTTTTTCTTCGACTTGTTCTTTAATGGGAACGCAGTTAGGAACTTCTTTGCCGTTCTTCATTTTTGTACCAATTGATTGATATCCTTTCCAACAGGGATTTTTCATTTTTTTCATTTTAGTAGTACCGAAGTAGTTATGGCACCTGCTATAAATCCTGTAACGGCCATTACCTTTCTACTGGGTAAAGGAATGCCAAACATCTTGTTGGGATTTTTCGGTGCTGGGGGAATGTTTAATACAACCTTTTGCAGACTGTCACGGGACGTTGTAAGTAAGAATATTGCGTTGTCTTTATTTTGTAGAGCTTTGTTTAATTGTCCAATTTGTGCATCTTGTGTATCTATTGTATTTTCTTGTTGTTCAATGATTGAATCTTGAAGCGAGATGATTGATGTCATGTGCGATAAAGAATCCGTGACAGTCTGCGGCATTTCGGTTTCTTTCAATAAAGCAGCTCGTCTACTTTGTAATATAGACGTTGTGTTTCGTAATTCTAGTACATCTTGGGCATATTCACTGGCTTTGTCTTGTGCAAGTTTTGCTTCAGTTTCTTCAATGATGATTTGTGTTTTCAAACTATCAGCAAACTTTACTGCTGAATCTGCTTGTGCTTGGAATATCTTGTAGTTATCAATATACTCCTGCATTTTATCTTTACTACGACCATCCATGTAGACAAAGATGACCCATAATGATATGGATATTGCAATCATATATTTTAAATTCTTTGTCAACATGGAAAGGTCCTCTTTTTAATTATTTATTACTTCAACAAAGCGTAGAATTCTTTGAAGTGCTTGATTCTATCTGCCAAGCCAATAGTACCACCGTTTACTTTCTTTGTGATGGCTGTGACATCGGCATCTGTGGCACCCTTGTCTGACAAGGCATTCAATCCACGTGAGTTCCAGAACCAAGCGGCTGAAAGAAGGGGATACTTGGTGGCAACCAAATCAGGTGTTTCAAGAATGTTTTCTGGTACCACCTTATCAAAGGCACCATAGTTATCCTTACCTGTCAATTGAATGTAGCCACGACCACGATACTTGTATCCTTCACCTGAGGCTTCTGGACCATTACCCATACGACCGCCGTAAATAAGATTGGCAATCTTTTCAGGCTTACGTTCGTATTCCAATGCCTTGGCTTCGGTTGGGAAATACTTCTTGAACAATCCCAACAATCCCTTGGCGCCATAGTTCAAATTTTCATTGACTGCCTTGAAGTTGCCTGATTCATGTCCACATTGTGACAAGAAGTGGCATAAACGAAGTGGGGTATTGATTTGAAACTTTTCCATGACTTCTGGAATTTGTGCGATTACAGTATCGGGAACATGTCCCTTGAGCTTTTGAATATCCATTTATTTGTTCCGGTTAGAGTTAACGAGTTTCGCGCCATTGCATTGATGCAAAGGCATTGGTATCAGCAGTAGTGCTTAAGTTTCTGGCAACTAAAGCAAAAATGTTACTTTCAGTAGATGTGATGTTTTGACTGATATAGGCACGTTTTGCCTTGATGGGATCGGCAATACTATTGCCACCAGAGGCTTGTTTTCCTGAAGGATTGTTGGCAGCAACGAATCCACTTGCAAACAATTCACCACCTGTAGTATTGAAGCTAGTGCCTGCCGTGATGTTGTATTCTACTACAGAGGAGCTGTTAGCCGCCACCCAACTACCGCCCGTGATGTTGGCATCTCCGGGGAGGCGCCATAATTCAAACACAATGGATGCACCATCAGACAATATATTCATATCTGTTAAGCGAACAACACTTCTGTTAGGTAGAGATTGATAGGTGTCAGTTAAGCGAATAGCCATTAAACATTTTGCCGCGGCAGGAGATCCTTTTGATAGGAGAATGTTTTCCACATAATTACTGAAATTCACACCCGATTCAATGTATCCCCCTTCTGACATCACTGTGGAACACACTTGATCCATGAAGGCAGTTCCAACAGCTGTACCGATGTTACGAATTTCACAACGAATGGGAAGGTTAGGATTTCTCCAATATACAGTAGATAAGGTATTACTATGTGTGAATTCATGAGCCACAATGAACTCGCCGTTATGCACAAATCCTACACGCAAACGTCCCACACCTAGCCATTGATAATCACAGAAAAACAGTTGAGTAGCAGTGATTTCTAAATCAAATCCTGATGCGCCTGTTCCGTCACACTTATCTACGTTCCAGTTTGCTTGATTGATGGGTGTTTCATCAACCACAGATCCGCTAATACTTGTGCGCTTCACAAATTGTAAAGTGCCATTACCAGCTTGTTGAAAATATACGCCATCTTCTTCTCCGAATAATCCCACACGCTTTACTGTATTGGCTCGGGCGTTACCAAACATGAAACTCATCAATGCCAATTGACTTTTTCCTGGCATGTAGTGATGATGCATTCTACTTTGATGCACTACGAAATCACCATCGCCTGTGCCCACAGTTAAACGAACTGATGCTTCATTGGCTCGGAGAGTTTTTGTTCCTGATCCACTTGATGCAGTTAAGAGTTCAACTTCTTCTCCGTAGGTATGACTATAATCAGCAAGTGTATGTGGTTCAGAGATACGAAGGCGACCAAACGCATCGAGGTTTGTGCCGCCCAGAGATACTAGTAATGAATTGTTATTGCCATAACTGCCTGTAACAGGTAAGGGATTCGTGGCTTCAACCACACTACCATCCTTGCCTGCTGCAAGCATGACAACTTCATAGCGTTGTTCTCCATCTTGTACATCTTGCGGCTTAATATATTGTGCCATTATTCCATACCTGCCTGTACGGCGTCCATGAGTTGTTTTGCTTCGGCTTCACGTAACGTTGATGGAAGCCCTCGCTTGAAATTTTTAAAGTCATCATTTTTAGCATACTCACGCATTTTACTTGCCGACATACCTGATGCTCCATCAGCATCAGGGTCACGTTCGCCGGCGGATATTACTTCAAGAACTTTAAAGGTATATTGGTCAGCTTTTCCATTATACTTATTAAGGAGTTCTTGATATTCCCGCACTCTATCAGACCCACCTATCATGATAACTTTATCATATTGTTCTTCGTAAAACTTTTTCAACCACCCAAACATTGTGGGCATTTGTTGAGTTGCCAATTCAAGATTGACACGAGGAAACATCTTTTTCGCAAACTTCAATTTTGTTTCTGGGTCCAACGGATCCTTAGGTGATTTCTGAGTTTTTGAAAGCACGATGACATACTCACCTTTTTCTGTTCGTGCCGTCTCCAATACTTTCTTTATAAGTTTTTCATGACCTATAGTTGGAGGATTCATTCTTCCAAAAGCAAACACCATAGTTTTCAATGGCGTATTCAATTCAGGAGCAACAGGAGCAGGTCCTGTCCAATCTTTTACTGCATTGAAATTTGCTGCTGAAAACTCCATTCTATTCACTAACTTTACAGCATTTCCTTTTTTATCAATGGCAACATATCCTTCAGGATCTGTCACCTTAAATCCTTTCTCTGTTTCAATAAACGTAGGAATGCCTTGTGCTCCATTCAACTTCTTAACAAGAATATTTTTCATCATCAATAAATCTTCGTATAATGAAAACATAGTTCGAAGATTTGAACTATTCACCCGTAAATATTCCTGAATCTCTTTACGTAATCCCGCATAACGCATTTTTGCTGCACTTGTTTTCACCCCTGCTTCTTTTTCAGTAATTCTACTGATAACAAAAGGTTCTAACCCAGAAAGACTTTTCCGTGTTATAGGGGTGTTGGCGCGAACCAAACGATTAACGAATATCTTAAACATGTAACCAACCGTGAGGTCGGTGTTTTGTGTTGAGAGTTCGTCAAGAAATTTTCGTACTGCTATGGCGTTGGTTTTGGCGGAGGCTAATTTTGTACTAACCGTACGAGTTTCCTGTGCCGTCAGCGTCATTTTTCCGGACAAGTCCTTGTATGTCGCATCCTCAATCCAGGCGGTTCTAGATTTTAGCCGGCTTGTGTCAACACCAAACGAGGCAGATAAAGTATTTACCGGTCCCGTACCTAAATATTTAGTATGAAAGACAATTCCAAGATTGCTATTTCGTATCTTTTCAGACAAAGGATCCTGGGTGGGTATAGCATACACAATGGTGTTAGGCTTGAATGTGATGTATTCTTCACCGTCAATGACCTGCATCTTTTTTGTGGCGGGCGTAAACATGACATCCCCTTGTAGAACATCTTTCATGTTCAAGGGTTGTAGTTCTCGGAAACATGTTTTCAACGTGTCTGCCAAACCCCCTTCATGATACATGTCCACCATGGCTTCTGAGAAGCAGAGTTTGGGTGTTTTGGCAAAGGCACCGTGTTTTGTAGCAACGAAAAATAAGCCTGTTTCTGGGTCTCGTCCCGCAACAACAGCAGGGGCTCCGTCCCATTTCACTGTGACGTTAACCCCTGTATTGGCAGCTCCCTGAAACAGCTGCAAAAGCGCCTCAACAAACGCTATGGATTGTTGGGCGCCTTTATAACCTAAGTTGATGATATCATCTTCGAGGTGTTCTAAATGCTTATTTTGTTTACTAACCATAAGTTTCAACCATCTCTGAGTATAAAGACACTACTATTTATACTCACACACTAGACAATAGCTCATCTACCGCCTTTTTTCTATTGATAATGGATAGTAAAACATATCCTGATACAAGATTTTCAAGTATATCTTCAAACATTTCAACGGTATGTTCTTCGTTATCTATATTGAATTCTCTGAACAGCTTTTCATAAAACTTCATGGAAATGTTTGCTTCTTTTTCAATTCGCTTCGTTTCTTCTTCTGTCCAACTTTCCCAATTAATGGAATATTCATTCGCCATACTTTCGCCGACAGACTTCACGGAGTCTAGATTTTTCTTAATCATATTTTT